ACATAAAAATTAAAAATTATGCCAAAGTTTTATTCAGGATCAGCTTATTATAATTACGATAGTACAGAAGAACAGTGGTGGACAGGACAATGTATTAAAGGACCATATGATCAGTGGGAACTAACAGTTGCAAATCATGAAGATCAAACATATCCTTTCAATGGATGGACATGGTATGATACAGCTCCTTCAGAATATGTTACTTGGTATAGTGCTTCTTACGTAGATAATGAAGATTAATTTTGTACTTTGATAAAAATTACTTATATTTATAGATATGAATTTAGGTAAAAGTATAGCTTCTGCAATTTTGAATGAAGCTGATATACGTGACATAGTTGTGATATATCCGGGCCGGTTTCAACCGATGGGTAAACATCATGCTGAAGTTTATAAAAAACTTGCTAGTAGATTTGGAAAAAGCAATACCTATGTTGCCACTTCTGATAAAGTGAAACTACCTAAGTCACCTTTGGACTTTTCTGAAAAAGAACAAGTGATCAATGCCCATGGCATCACCAATGTGGTACAAGTCCGTAATCCATATCAAGCCACTGAAATACTTAGTAAATACAATCCTGAGACCACTGCAGTGATATTTGCTGTTGGTAAGAAGGACATGGACGAAGATCCTCGCTTTCGAGTAGGCACAAAAAGAAATGGTGAGCCTACATTTTTTCAGTATTATGATGACAACAAAGGTAATCTCCAGCCTTATACAAAGCATGGATATCTGTATGTGGCACCGCATGTGTCAATCAGAGTACCAGGATATGGAGACATGTCAGGTACAGTACTGAGACAGGTGTTGGCATCAGCATCTCCAGAAGAGTTTGAAACTGTGATGGGCTTTTACGATGACAAGATATTTAATCTGCTCAGAGATAAGTTCAGTGTATTAGTCGCAGAACAGATAGGCAATTTTGTTGTTAACACTAACATCATATCAGAAATATCATTTGCAGGAGGTAGTAAAGCTGATGTGGATGATGGCCCAAGATATTTCTATGGTAATCAGAAGACTTATCAAAAGAAGACTGCAGCCATGGCTGAGCGATTAGGATTTTCAGTTCTTAACTATGTATTGAACACGGATCAAGAATTAGAAAATCACAATGATATGTGGCCTAACGGTCCAGTTGATACTGTGTCATATTTTCCAACAGGTGAAGTAGGTGCTATAGGCTCTGGTACTAATTACACCAAAGAGCTTAGAGGTAATCCTGGATACAAGCGTTGGCAGAACTATATAACAGGTGTAGCAGAACGGGTTGGGTATAAATTTCTTAACTTTTTAGGAGCCGAGGAGGCAATCGATTCCACAGAGAATGAACCAATGACCAAAGCCGAAGCATCACTGACAGAATCACTTACCAAAGAATGGTGGGCTGGTAAATTCAGAACATTGATAACAGAAGGAGGGGCTTCTGGTCATATGAATCATCCATTTGATGACAGAGATCTTACATTTGCAGAAATGAAGGAAATGGTTCGTATGTCACTGCAAGGAGAGTTGAACAGAGAATCAGATGTCACAGAAAAAACTGATGGCCAGAATCTGAATGTCACTTTCAAAGATGGCAAAGTAGGAGCAGCTCGTAACAAAGCCACAATTAGACAGCCAATGGATATAGATGCTGTGAAAATGAAATTTGGTGGCAGAGGTGACATATCAGATGCATTTGCATTTGCAATGGAAGATCTGGAAAAGGCAATTCTTGCATTATCACCTGAACAGAGAGATGAAATGTTTCAGAATGGCCGTCGATTTGTGAATTTGGAAATCATATATCCAGCCACAGCAAATGTGATAACATATGGACCAAAAGCTTATTTACAGTTTCATGGTCTGAATGAATTTGATCTGGAATCGGCAACCAAAACGGCATCATTGCCAGAATATGGTACAATGTTACAGAAAATGATATCTGATGTGAATGCAGACACACAAGAGCATTTCAAAATCATTCCTCCAAAAGTCATAACATTATCTAAACTTCCAGATTTCGATGAAAAGGAAAGTTATTATATCAATAGAATAAATCAGCTTCAGAAAGAATATTGATTGAAAGATTCAGACGAAGTTGTGATGTATCATCAACGTTGGTGGGAAAATTATCTGGATTCAAATTTGCCAGATCTGACACCAGAAGAGCGAGAAGGTCTGATACGCAGATGGGCATATAATGATAAATCTTTCAGATTAAATGCTAAAAATATCACAGATCCGGAAACATTGAAACGTGTAACGGACATTGACAAACAAGACATGACCAAATTGAACAAGGCAAACATTGTGAAATTTGAAGACATATTTTTAGAGCTAGGCGCTGAAGTGTTAAGCAATGCATCTGAATTTTTGTCAGCAAATCCATCAGATACAGTTAAAGATCTGCGTAAACAAATTGCCGATACTGTTCGAGATTTGAAGGATAGTGATGACTTAGCATCATTAGACAAAATGAAAACACAATTGAAGCGTATTGAAGCAGCAGGAGGGTTCAAAAAATTAGTGCCTACTGAAGGTATTGTGTTTGTATATAAAGGTAAAACTTACAAATTAACTGGATTATTTGCCCCAGTAAATCAATTGTTAGGTTTAACAAGGTATTCCAGATAACTACATATTTATATGAAAAACGGAGCATTCGAAATGAATCAAAAAGAGAAAATTTTACGTCAAGAAATTAGACGTGTCATCAAATCAACTTTATCAGAAGGTGATTACGGTAAGAAAAAAGATGAAACTAATGAGCAAGAATTGGGAGGAGCTACTTCCACTGCTGCCGGCCGAATTGATAAATTAGTTGATACACAGTACATGAGAGCATTGCAAAAATCATTACAGGTAGGATCGTCTCAACAGAAAGCAGCAGCTGTATTAATGATTGTTCAAAAGCTCATCGGTGATGATCCTCAAGCAGTAAGCAAATTAAAACAACGACTACAGATGAAGTCAGTACGTCAATCAGTTACTGCACCACCAGCAGCTGATGCTATGACTGAAGCTGAATTGAAGGGTACATTGGCTGGTAAGAAAGAAAGATTAGAAAAAACTCAGGCATTCAAAATGTTAAAAAGAGCAATTGAAGGAAAGCCATCTACACAGCAAGTAGATTTTGTATTTTCTATGTTAGATTCTTTACCATTAGATCAGACAGCTAAGAACAGACTTCGCATGAAGTTCAGATCAGAATTCAAATAATATGTCCAATAAGTTACAGAACGTTAAAGCAGTGCGTGATCTGCTAGCTGGTAAGCATAGAACGCAGACCAGAAAAACATTTACATTTTCCAAAGGTCCTGAAAAGGACATGGACGTGGTTGAAAGATTTGAAGACGGTAAACCTAAGGTATGGTATGAAACTGATGCCAAAGGTACTCGACACAAATGGACTCAGAAAGAAGGTTACCGTGTCAAAGAAGCTGCCAATTCATTATTATCATCTATCAAAGACATATTGACAGCTCCGGACAATTGTCCTGAATGTGGTGAGTATATGAAAGGCGATGAAAAGCGTTTGAACTTGAAATTTTATTTCATGCGTAAAAAATGTTTTTCATGTGTATTGAAAGAAGAAAGGCAGATACGTCAGCAAGGTGAAGAGGCTTGGAATGAGTATCAACGAAAAATAATGTCAGATAATGCCGAAGCGTGGTTCAAAGATTGTGACATCGAAGTTGACATTTTAAAAAAGCAGGTAAAGGAAGCATATTGGCATAATGCAGATGGTAGATCAGATGATATTGATATCACACAATTTGTTGAGCGTATGCAAAAAGATTACAGTGAATTAAAAGAAAATATTAGAAAAAATTTAGCAGAACCTAGCAATGAAAAAACTGAAGACAATAGTTGATGAAATAATCAACGAACGATTATTATCAGAAGAAGATATTGAAGCAGCCACTGCTGAGGTCGAAGATGAGGTAAGTGACTTAGCTAAGGATCTGAAAACAGTTGATCTAGAAGGTGATGATTTGCAAACTGAAGCATTGGGCGCATTAACATTAGCTGGCGTTGCATTGTCATTAGGTATGATTGTTAAACTAGTTGGCAAATTCATAAACTTGTTAGGTAAAATACCTGGATTGAAATTTTTATCAGGTGAACGATTAGTTGCCATCGGCGAAAAATATCATCATATCATTGTCGGCGCTATTGAGAAGGCTATTATGAAAGCTGGCGTCAAAGATAAAAAGAAGGCACATAAGGTTGCTGAACTGATACATACATTGATTGTTGCAGCATTGTTATTACAAGGAGGTTCATCAGCTTTACAATATTTGGCAAAAGGTAAATTGAAAATGGTAGGTATCAAAACAGCATTAAACGCAGTTAAATCAGGAGAAATAGCTGAGTATATACAAAAAGTGATACAGACAGTAGAAGATGCCGGCGCTGATCTAGTTTAGGATTAAAAAATGTTATGTCAGAAAAGAAGTCGCTTAAACAAATAATACGAGATGAATTCAAGAAATCGGCGACAGATCCGGTTCATTTCATGCGTAAGTATTGCGTAATTCAACATCCTACTAAAGGTAAGATGTATTTCAATTTATATCCATTTCAACAAGATACTCTTAATGATTTCAAAGACAATCGTTATAACATTATATTGAAGTCCAGACAGTTAGGTATATCTACTTTATCAGCCGGCTTTATTCTTTGGAACATGTTGTTCAAATCAGATTTCAATGTATTAGTGATTGCAACTACGCAGGAGGTAGCAAAGAACTTAGTCACAAAGATCAGAGTAATGCATGAAAATTTACCAACCTGGATGAAAGGTACTACGGATGAAGATAATAAACTTTCATTGAGATTGAGAAATGGCTCTCAAGTTAAAGCAGTTTCATCTACAGGTACAGCAGGTAGATCAGAAGCCTTATCACTGTTAGTTATAGACGAGGCAGCATTCATACGAAACATTGGTGAAATATGGGCTTCAGCTCAACAAACATTGTCAACTGGTGGAGGATGTATAGCATTGTCTACACCTAATGGTACTGGTAACTGGTTTCATAAAACATGGGTAGATGCGGAAGCAGCTGGTGAGTTCAATCCAATCAGACTGCATTGGACAGTACATCCGGAACGTAATGAAGAATGGCGCCGGCAACAAACATCACTCCTAGGAGAAAAAATGGCAGCACAGGAATGTGACTGTGATTTCATATCTTCTGGACATACAGTTATAGATGGTCCAATACTTCAATGGTATGATCAGACATATATAAAAGACCCTGTTGAAAAACGAGGATTTGATGGCAACTACTGGGTTTGGGACTATCCTAATTATTCTACTAACTATGTGGTAGTTGCTGATGTTGCTCGAGGCGATGGCGCAGATTATTCAGCATTTCATGTGCTTGATATTGACAATGTCAAACAAGTAGCAGAGTACAAAGGTAAGATTGGCACTACGGAATATGGTAACATGTTAGTTGCAGTTGCCACTGAATGGAACAATGCACTTCTGGTAATTGAGAATGCCAATATTGGGTGGGCAGTTATACAGGTTGCCATTGACAAAAATTATCCTAATTTGTATTATTCTTACAAACAAGATGCATATGTAGATGAAGATGTGCATTTAGCAAAAGGATATGATCTAAAAAATAAAGCTCAGAAAGTGCCTGGATTTTCCACCACATCAAAAACCAGACCATTGCTAATCTCAAAACTAGAAACATATTTCAGAGAAAAATCTCCTGTAGTTCATAGCAGAAGATTGATAGATGAACTTTTGGTATTCATATGGAACGGTTCTAGAGCAGAAGCGCAGAGAGGTTATAATGATGACCTGGTAATGGCATTTGGTATTGCTCTATGGGTAAGAGACACTGCAATGCGCTTATATCAACAAGGAATCGATCTTTCCAGAAAATCACTTAATCACTTTGGTAAATCATCTGGAGTGTACACATCTACAAAAGATGTGCAGAAAAGTTGGAATTGGGAATCTGGAGATAAGGACAACAACGATCTAACTTGGTTAATTTAATATTTATATAATAAAAACATCATCATGGCTGATAAATCATTACGTGGAAGACTTAATCGTCTCTTTTCTACCAATGTGGTAGTACGGAGAATATCCAAGAACAGACTCAAAGCAGTTGATACAAACCGGTTACAGTCTCATGGTAATTTGTCCAACAAAAAATATGTAGACAGATTTTCAGGTCTACATAGAGGCTTACCTGGATTTGCCACATCCACATATAATCAGAATGCTTCATACCACGTTTCCAAAATTGAAATGTTCACAGATTATGAGGCCATGGACATGGACCCAATCATTGCATCTGCATTAGATATTTACGCTGATGAATCCACAACTAAAGATGCGGATGGAGATGTTCTGACAATCAAAACTGCTAATCCAGAAATACAAAAGATTCTTTATAATCTGTTCTTTGACATCATGAATGTGGAATATAATTTATGGCCATGGATCAGAAATGCGTGTAAATATGGAGACTTTTATCTACATCTAGACATTGAAGAAGAAATTGGTGTTGTGAATGTAGTACCATTATCAGCATATGAAGTTCGTAGAGAAGAAGGATTTGATCCTGACAATCCATT